CGCGATGCGTTCGGCGCGCCGGCGCTGCTCTTCCTCCCGCGGGTCCATGCCGGGGCGCTTCATGCGGCACCCTGCATGGCATCGATCAGCGCTTGGGCGGCCGAGCCTTCCTCGGGCACGGTGTCGCTGGCCGTCTTCAGCGCCTGCGCTGCGTCCTTCATTGGCTGGGCCGACGCTGCCAGCTGCTGCTGGCGCTGCTGCTGCGCACGGTCTGCGCGGATCCGTGCGACTGCGTCGTCGCTGCGGATGATCGAGGCAGGGCCGCCCACGGCTGCGGTGTACTCGTCGACCACCTGGTCGCTGTCCAGCTTGTCCATCACTGACGGGTCACCGGTGGCCTGCGCCACGTTGGCCACGAAGGTCATGGTGCGTTCGATCGACCCGACTGCCGCAGCCTTGGCGGCCTGCGCCAGGATGCTGGTGTATTCGATCTTCAGCGGCACATTGGCCAGCACCTGCGGCGGATCGGGGATGCGGCCCGCGCGCTCCAGCAGACGGAACACCCTAACGACCACCGGGTCCAGCACCTCGTCGGTGATGGATTCCAGCGTCGGCGCCAGCACTGCCGCCTTCTCTTCCTTGCGGGTGACGATCTCGGTGGCGGTGCGGTCCGTCTTGTCGCCGAGCGCCTCCAGCATCAGGAACAGCTGGTAGAAGAACGCTCGCTGGATCCGCTGCTCGACGACCGAGATTTCCTCGCGGATCTGCGCCAGGCCGCTCGAGTCGGGCATGTAGACCGGCGCTACCGTGGCGTTCGCAGCGTCCTGCGGGAGGTACACCTGGCCACCTTTACGCAGCCGCGCCCCGCCAGTACGGCGCAGGCTCTCCGGCATAGCCAACGTCGGATCCGACATCTGCTCCATAAGGCGCAACTTCTCGCCTTCCAGATACTGCAGCTGCTTGATGTCGCCCAGGCAGTTGATCGCCGGGCACGACGAGTAGATGTCCTCCGCGACGGGGTTCCAGCGGGCCACGACGAACGGGGCCTCGTAGTGGCCGCCGATGTCGATCACGCCGTTCTGGCCGTTGGCCACGCCGTCGATCCAGACCACCTCGCGGTAGGGACGGAAGCGCGGAGCCTGCAGCCCCAGCGGGCCGATGCCAGGCCGCTGGTCCGGGTTCGGCTCGATCAGCGACTCCACCCAGAACTTCTGGTCGCCGCTCTTGGGCAGTGCATCGCGCACGACGGACGGCAGTGCATCTGCGCCGTAGCGTTCCTCCAGCTGCCGCGCGGTTTTCGGGTAGCGGCGCCACAGCGAGTCGACGCGCCCCTGGTCGTCCAGCCCTACGGCGTAGTTTCCGGCGGTCAGCGCGTAGAACCGCACCACCTCGCGCGAGTCTTCCAGCACCAGCAGCGGGGCAACGCCGAAGATGCCGTCCTCTGCGTAGACCACCGGCATGGCCTTGTAGAAGTTGCTGCTGGCCAAGGTATCGCGGATCCGCTGGGCGACATCGTCCAGCCACACGCGCACGCCGAACAGTTCGGCAATGGCCGGGTCAGGCGTGGTCACCTTGAACCACGGCTGTGCCTTGGGCGTCATGTGCGACATCATGCCGGCGGCCATCACCCCCAGCGCATCCGTGGCCGTGCTGTTGATCACTTTGGCCCAGTTGCGCTTACGCGGCTTGTCGTCCTGGTCACCGTAGAAGCGGCCGCGGGTCGGGTCGATGTACTCCGACGTTTGGCGCCACAGCGGCGTCCAGTCGTTCTGCGCCTCCTTCAAGGCGGTCTTGCGGCGCCGGCAGTGTGCCTGCAGCTTCACGATGTCCATCAGCCTCCCCCCAGCACGGTGTTGCGCGGAGCCGATCCACCCAGCGCGGTTGTCGTCGGTGCCAGCGATCGATAGGCCACAGACGACACGCCGCTGCTTGCGTAGGTGCGGCGCTCGTCTTCGGCTTCCTTGCGGGCGCGGCGCACACGACCGGTCGGATCACCCACGGCGGTCTTGGTGATGCCGAGCGGGTCTGCGTACTTGCCGGTCTTGTCGCCGAACAGCAGGCCACCCGGATCGATGATCTGGCGCGAGGTGCACATGGCGTCAGGCACCCAGCGCCGTCTTGACCGACGCGGTGGGCATGGCCGAGCTGGTGTCGCCGGCCAGGATGGTCGACCTGGCGCCAAAGCGCAGGCGCTGCCGCTGGCGTTCGCGGTCACGCTCGTTCACGGCGGCATCGTCGATCGACTCGGGCGCCACCTCAGGCGCTGCGGCCACCGGCTTCACCTTGGGGGCAGAGTTGCACATGGGTTACCTCGTTACAGCGGGTTGTAGGGTTCGCCGGCCTGCTGGTCGGCTTGGTCATACGGCTGGATGGGCGAGCCATCCGGGTGCCGTGGTTTGGCCATGACCGGGTACGCGAAGGAGATCACCAGCGAGTCGGCCCGGTTGGGGCTCGGCACACCGCGGCGCTTCATGTCCTTCTTCGACTCGATCTGAATCTTCCCGTCCAGGCGTGCCACGGTCTCCGGCGCCTGCAGCTCGTCGCGCAGCTGCGGGTCTTCAGGGATAGCGCCGCCTTCCTTCAGCCAGTCGCGCGCCTTCTTCCACATCTCGGCGCGCTTGTTCAGGCATCCCGGGTCGTTCGACTCGGCCGAGAACCACACCAGGCGCCAGTC